CGATACTGCACGCTCTGGGCCAAGGGAACGGATTCCCGTCCCTTTTGCACGCGTTTGCCACGTCCACTTTTCACGACCATCACCGTTGTGTTCTTGTTTTTCTTCTTCCGATTTTTCTTTTTTGGCGGCATGAGTTCTTGTTGTTTGGACAAAAAGTGTAAATTCCTCACACACTCACGCCTTAAACCGCTTAGGGGGTTCAGCGGCCTTGCACCGGTCATGTCAGCCATCGCTAGGTCAGCTGGCAGCCAAAATGGCCGGCGCGTTAATTTGACGAGGTAACCTGCTATCTGTTTCAGTGCAGCTCGATACTTCGGTAGGGACCAGAGTTCCTGGTAGATTCCTGCCAAAATTTCGAGCTTGCGATCGACGTCAAGGCCGTAGTACAACAGCCGAGACATTATTTTGGCAGGTCTCACCGACACATAGGACTCATTAGGTCCGTCGCATTTTGATCCACAAAACGACAGGCCCCAAGCCCCAATTTGACCCCCTTCGATGTCGAGGAGCAGTCCCCTTTTGAGGAACCACCCTACGAACTTCCTTTTGCAGAAAAGCGCTTGAAATTCGGGATCAAACCCAAACAGAGCATCATCGCCCATTACGGCGACGGCCAATTTGGCCTCGATGTCATGTTCTTCACAGAAATGCTTCCAGTACAATCGAATCAAGCCGGCTGTAAAGTTGCCATTGCGGCACAGCGTAACAACGCGGCCACTCTTGTTGCAACTCGACGGTGGGAATACCCTACCATCTTCTGTAACTAGCTCAGCTTCATCGAAGTATTTTTGTAACTTCCGAATGCATCTTGGGTGGGTCGAACATCGTGCTTCCGCCATTGAAGCGACATTCTGGACGTCTGGGTGGATCGTGTATTCTAAACCGCTCACATCTGTGGCGAAAGTCACCAATCCATCAAAACGGCGCATTACGGCGTGGATATCACCGTATTTTGCACCGTATCCCATTACGTTGTCATTACGTATCCAGTTGTCGTTTTGCCAGTCCATCATCTTTCTCACATGTAGATACTCGGCAAGATGGGCTGAAGCGGGCGGCACGTAGAACGACCGAACTCTCCCTTGCTTCTCTATATCAAGGACCCCGTCTTTAGAACAAACTTTGATTTGAAAGGGCTTTATTTCATGACAAGGATTACTTAACATTAAAGGTACTGTTTCCCCGCTAAAGAAATTGTCTTTAGTTGTATTTGCGGGATAACCTGCGGACCGCCTCAAGTCCACGTCCAACCAGTAGCGGTCAGGGCTTTCCAGCCCGTAGTTGAACATACCGCCACCGGTCGCGCGGATGAAGTAACGATACAAAAACGTCAAATCATTATCACTGAATGGGTTGAGCAAAGTGGGACTCCACAAGCGTCCAAGGGTATAGTCTGAAAGACCTGCCTCGCGCTTATAGGGTTCTAGCTCCTTCCACAGTTCCGGCATTTCTGCCTTCACAAATTCAGCAACGACGTCATCGTTCTTCAATACTCTGGCTCCCCCCGGCAATCGGACTCGCCGGATTGGGGGCCTGAGCTTGAGGCTGCCGCCTACCAGTTTAAATGGTCGCGTTTGAGGATTATTCCAACCCCCACGCCATCACCCATCCCTCTTCTAGCGCAATGGAGGGCAACAACAAGCGACGCCTTTCCGCCGGTATTCCCGGTTTCTTTGGACATCGCAATGACAGGTGAACATGAAAATCCAGGTTTTGTACCCATGCCAGTTTCATACCGATATTCGATGAGATCATCAGTCCATTTGGACACTGTCCCGGTAATGAAACATTCGTCGTCGCCTTCGGACTCGTCAACCGT